CTGTCCCATCTCGTATGATTAAAAGGGTAAAACTATTTTATCAATAAGGTAATGACATCAATAAGCTGTTTGCCACTATATGTTTTATTATCTATCACAACAAGTGGTTCTCAATCAGTTTCTCGTGTTTTATCTTCTCTTGATACATAAACAGTTCATTCTGGTTTCTTTTTACTAAAGTTTGGTGTATATATATCTATAAGTATCTTCATCATAGTCTAGGTAAATATATAAAAGCTACTTACGGTAGCTACTCGTATTGATTTAATCTTTCCAAGTAATAGCTTTTACCGCCCACATCTGTGCTGTTTGTGCTTCTTGGATAGACTTATTTACCATTTCTCGTGTTGGTAGTCAATCTAATCAATAAGATAGATTGTGTAGTTCGTCAATAATCTGTGCATAAAGAGTCTTAATTTTTATAACTCTTTCATCTCCACTAGGATTAAATGTTAAGCCAACTGCCTTTTCTCAAAAAGTTAATGAATCCATAATAATAATATAATAATATAAAAGGTCTGCTAGGTAAATATATAAAATACTTTGAGTCTAACTATTTTGTATTGTTGATATTGAGGTACATATATGTGGTATTTGCACATATTTATTACATCACATACACCAGGCTCATTGTGCTGCTATACTTGTTGGTTTTCAGGGATAGTGTTTTCAAACACATCAATGTAATCATATAGCTCAACAGTTAGGACATCTTCATTCTTTTTCTGCTTTACATTTTGGACACTCTTGTTTGGTGTTTTCCAAATTTTTGTTTTTATACCAATCTAATTCTACTTGCATCGCCTCTATTTGGTTTATATATTCGTCCATCTCTCCATCCTTAGGTACGGTTGTATTTTGAGTGAGATTTGTTTCTAAAATTTCTCTGATAATATCCTTTACTTGTTTGAAATCTGCTACTCCCACATTTTTCTGTTCCCAACTTATGTCGTCAATTCTATGGGATATACTATCTACAATTTTATCTATATCAGCCTCTTGTGGCAGAGATTGGAGCTTGGTTAGGTCTTGGATACAATTCTCATAGCTATTTATTCCTCAATATATTCCCATATAATCTTTTACCCCTAATCATCTTCCACGAAGTTCTACAATTTTATCACGTCATATTTTTATAATATTTTCATACTTCTCTATCATCTCCTTGATTTGTTGCTGTTGGGTTGGCATCTCTATCTTGTAAAAATATAAATCAGAATTATAACTCAGTTCCAGAATACCCAACCTAGCAAAGAATAGCCTATTAGGTCAAATATCTCTTTAATGATGTATCGTTTCATCATAAGTAATTACTCAGCTAAAAGTCATTTTGAGCTATTTAACTATTTTTACTTCATATCACAATTTTTCACTTATCTCTTGTACTGTCATCTCTTTAATCTCCTTTTCTTCATTTATCTTAATATCTCATTTACATATTATCTCATAATCATCATCTAATTTTATGTATTTTATCTCCTCTTTTTTATATCTAATTCAAAAGAAATATCATAGTGATAGATGTATTCTACCATATACTAGTGCATCACCATATACTCGTGCATTACCATATACTCGTGCATTACCATATACTTGTGCATCACCATATACTCGTGCATCACCATATACTCGTGCATCACCATATACTAGTGCATTACCAGATACTCTTGCATTACCAGATACTCTTGCATTACCATATACTCGTGCATCACCATATACTCGTGCATCACCATATACTAGTGCATCACCATATACTCGTGCATCACCAGATACTCGTGCATTGTTTTCCTGTGATAGATTACTTTCTTTTTCTATCCATCATCATAAATCTCATTTACTTACACTTCAGAAAGACATAGTTGCTTCAATCTGATAGAGTGTTGTTCAGTAATAGTCTTTAGTGTTTTTGGTTAGTGAAAATTTCATTTTAAGTTGTTTTAATATATAAAGCTATTTAACCAAATCTGTTATATTTTCTAATCTTGATAATATTAACGCTCTGTATTCCTTATATTCCTTTTGTATGTCGTCTGAATGTTCAAGATATTCAGCATATTTCTTTTTATATTTGTTTAAGCTATTTAACATAACCGTATACATAAATATCTGTATAAGGACAATAATTATTAAAAATGTAGTCATAATCTAATAGTATTTAATATATAAAGAGTTTACATATATTATAATCGGGGAGCGTAGGAATTTAACCTACTCCGTAAGGACTCTACATATGGTACTCCTTAAACGACTTTCCATACAAGCAAGAACAAAAGTCTATCTTTTGGTAACCCGTATCTTTACTCCCATATCAACCTAGCACGATGTACTGCACTAGGTTTCCCCATTCTGTTAGTCCTATATATTTAATTCTTTTACTGCTGAATTGAAATGCACTGTCCAATTACTCCATCAGTCACTTAAATCTGAACATTCTCATACACAATAATGGCTTCTTGTTATCCAGTCTGTTGCTGAGTCGTTATTAAACCAGTTCTGATTATATCTATTCACTCGGTCATCTAGTGCTAGTTTCAGTGTATCAAATCATTTAAGTTGTCCTCAAGGTTTGATACCCATACAGTTATTATTAGAACAATGTTGGAATAAAGATGACTCACTCATACTTACTCAAATCACGCTCTTTACACAGTTCTTTGGGTTCTTTGCTGTTGAGTAGCATTTCCAAGCAATAAAGTCTGCTGTATCTTTCTCTACTCACATTTCAGTCATCTGGTGTATTACTCTCTCGTATTCTGTCTTTCATTCATAATCGGCTGCTACTCTACCAATCACGTTTGAGGTTTTTGAGAGTTTCACGCTTGACTCTGAATAAAAGAGTCCATATCTGCTATTGCTCCTGTTGCTACTGTTCCTGTGCTTGGATGTAATAATGCGTATATCTTTTTATCAATGTCCATAATTTGCATATCCAAGTTCCCTAATTTAACTGCTACTTCTAATTTCTTTGACTCTAATGCTGGTTTCTGTGCCACTATCGCTCACTTCTGCATATATAGTTCCTCAATAGGAGATAGGCTCTTGTGAGATAAAAAGTACCCAATACCAACAAAACAAATAATTACTAATGTAATAATAATCCGTTCTTTTCTAGTCATAGGTTTAATAAAGATATAAAATCTGTCTCCAGAGGTGGGAATACCACCATTTTATTAGAATAAGTTAATTGGTAAAATCAACTGCTTCTCTCCCCGATACTCCCACGCTATTCAACTCTCTTCTCGTTTCCTTACCGTAGTCTTAAGTGTCTTTCCACTCGCTTTTATCCATATCTCGTCATCTTTCTGGAGTTCGTGTAGTACTTCTAGGTTCATACCGTATCAGTTAAATTTCTGGAACAGATGAATAGGTAGACGTGATGTTGTGAACACCCCCCTATCGTATATGCCCTGTTTCTTCTTTTTACCATCAGCACAACGCAAGATAAACAGCTCTCATCAAGGTACTTTGGTTTTTGTTATCCTATTTTGTGTCTGTCAAAGTAGCATTATTTTTTCTTAGTGGTTAAAGTTTTTTTCTTATATATTCTCTTAGCTTGGTTCTCTTTCTCTTCATCTTTATTTCACTTCGGTATAAGTTGAATTAGCTCTTGGTTGTCTTTTATGTATTGTAGTATCTGTCCATCAGATATTGCTTTCTCGTGATTAAATCACAACCAATAATGTATCTCTGTTGTTCACTTATATAGATTGATACAATACATTCATATCATAGGTTTTCTCTCTAATGTTAGGTCTAATCAAGCCATAAGTACAGATAATTCACTTGGTGATGGTAATTGTGTACTAGTAATAAGCTCAATTTTTTTTAGTCTATCGTCTAAACTTCAGAATAGTCTATCAATTAAGCTCATTGTTCTTGGTTAGGAAGTAAATCTTTTTTACTAGATTCTATGTGCATAGCCTGTAAATCGTCTATAAATTTGTCTATAGCTTCTCGTATCTGTTCTATTTTTTTCTCTGATATATGTCAGTTCCTTATGTTCCATAATGTTGTATTAGAGGCGTTGGCTCGTCTACATATCATTACATCACTTATACCTAGTTTTCATAACTGTTTAATATAGTTAATCATCTTCTCTTGTGTCATTATCGGTCTTTAATAAATTAAAACTTCTTATCGTGGTTAGTGTTCTTAGAACCTTGCACAAGATAGACGGATATTGTGCAAGCGATAGCGTATGTTCCGAAAGAACTTTGCACCAATATCGTCTTGTGGTCGTGTTCGGTCTTTATTCTTGATTGGTACTGCATTATTGTTATACTTTACAGGGTAAATAAACCCTTTATTTATTTTCTTTGTTATGCGTATGTGGATTCAAAACATATCCGATAGAAAACAATATGTAGAATGTTATCACAACTGATGACCCATAACTCCCTGTACGATAGATAAGTGAGAAATAGTTGAGGTTAACAGTCCAGAGTGGGTCATTAATTCTCCCAAAGATTTTAAGGAGGTTGATAAACCAGTATCACGTTTTCTACACCCAATAGCTATTCTTGTATATTGAGCGATTATTGATGAAGTAATACGTCTCGTCTTACCAATTCTGCTAAAATAGCTCATAATATTAACCAGAACAATATATATTTAGAATTCTTACTAAACAAACTATTTCTAGTTAAGTAGTACCGAACCTTGCACAAAAGATTTTTGCAAAGTCCGTAGGACTTGCGAAGCGTATGCAAAATATATCTTGTGCTAGTGTTCGTTTGTGTTGCTGATGCTACCATAATTAAAAGTTAGGTGTTAAAAACTTCTCTTGTTGTATCGTCTCTCTTAGGTCAAACTTCCAAGAGTTGACATAATCTTTATATGCGTTCAATATAGGTTCTAGGTACTCTATATCAGCTCACATATCCTCTTGTTTCTCCCAGTCTTCACTGAGTTGTGCTGTAGCATATCTCTTTAGTTCTGCGTCTGTAATCTTAGAACCAGCTGTCCTTAGTTCTTCTTCTCTGATATTCTTTTGTTTGATAGTATCTAGCTCGTATGATTTCTTGAGTTTCTTGTAATCTCTCTTGAGTTCACCATATTTTTTAGCTAGACTTATCAATAACAGAGAGAGTGGTCTTATCCCTCTGTTAGTGTCTTGGTTCATCTCTTGTATCTCTTTATCTATACTGGCTATTAGTGTTATCATAGGTTAGATTTTAGCAGGTAAAGTACCATCAGTTCGTTCTTGACTCTTTTCTATTTCTTCTTTAATAAAGTCTGGTAATGTATCAAATTTCTCCCAAGAGAAACCGTCATATAAACTCATCTCAAATGATGGGTTAATCTGGTCTGCTATTGTCATACCTTTCATAGGTGCTGTTATCCCATTTATAGTGTTGTATACATTACCCTCTGGTGTAGTAAACGACCCTACTGAGATAATACCAGCTTTACCAATAACAGTAGATATATCAAAATCAGCTAACTCTTCTTTGGTTGGTGTTCATATCCAAGAAGTAATGAATGGTTTAAGGATAGACTTATCGTGCATAGATAACGTCATTTTCTTATGAAGCGTCATAGGTTGTTCACCTTTCTCTTCTGAGAATACTCTCATCTCTTCTGGTAGTTCAAAAGATAATCTAATCTTTCTCTGCCATTTTTCTTCACCGTTAAAAACTGCCTTTTGTGTTCAAAGGTCTACAATAGAATAACATCTTGCTGGGTATGAACCATCAGCCAAGATTTCTCTTTCTCTTTTAGGTGTTGATTGTGTCTTGATACTCATCTTTATATATAATAAATAATAAAACTTAGTTAATGAACGAGTTAATCATATCATCCAGAAATTCTGGATATAGGTCTTCGTTCTCATTATTATTGTTGTTCATCCCCTTATCATTGAGTCGTGCTTCAAATTCGTTCTGTAATCAATGTTTATCTACATACTCAACCAATTCTTCCATCATACTCTTTACTTTCTCTTTGCTGTATAGCTTGTTAGGTTGTTTAGCAAATATGGTGCTTCCTGTTCAAAATGGTGGTAGTGCTTTCTTAATTTCTTCCATTTTCTCTTCTTGTTGGGACTGGATAGTCATTGTATGGGTTAGAGGATAAAGACTGCTTCTGATAAAACGAGCAAAACTCTTGTGATTTAGATTTCCTTCGCTCTGTGTAAACTTTCCATATCTTACTTCTGTTCTGATTGTGTAGTCAGACAGTAGATAAGGATTTCTCTAATTCTTTAATGATTAAAGCTATTTTTGTCATAATTTTGTTTTAGAATATAAATACTGCTTATGTTTACTATGTTCTTTTCAAAATTTTCATAATCGTGGCTTAGTAATTTCTCTACCCCTACTATATCAGTCTATACAATTCTCACTCTGCGTCATTCGTTCTAGATTTTCTATTCTATTGTCTGTCCTTATACCATTCTTGTGGTTTACTGTTTTCTTGTTTTCTGGGTTTGATATAAATGCTTCTGCCACCAAACGATGTACTAAAACTGTTTTTGGTATTCCATCATTACATAATGTAATACGGGAATATCAAGTGTGTGATATAGGTAGTTTCATAACTATCTCTCACTTAAATTTACATTTAAGACTTTTGATATTCCCCATATTACTCACCTTGTATCTTCATTCATATCAACGTACATCTTCCCAAATTTCCTTTCTCATTTTGTTTCCTGTTAGATATAAATCCTTTTAGACGGCGATGTATTAGCTTGTTGTTTATGGTGGTAAGTCTATCCACATATCTCCATCTGTGTATTGAAAGTATAATGATATTATTTGATTTTGCAAGGGGAATATAAAGATTTTTTATCATATCATTATTTACCCATATGTTCCAGTATATCTCTACATTTTCTTTTCCTTTCACTATTCTTTTTCATATATGTTACTAATATATCTTGTTGTGCTTTTGTTTGGTAATCCCATCGCTGAATTATGTATGCCTGTAATAAATCTATCTGTTCTTCTAGTTCGTATACTTTCCGTTTCTTTATGTTTCTACTTTGTAGGTGCATTTGTTCTGCTCTTCATTTTCCGTATTCCTTATCAATATACAGTCAGTGTTTATATTGCTCTCATTGATTAGCTCTTCAATTACACGTTGGACATTGGAGATTACATCAGTCTAATTCAAACTTACAAGAGTTTCACTTGGCTTGTGGTATGAAATGTCCTCAACACATAGTTGTCCAATGTCCATAATGGTTGCACGTGATACAATATCACATACCATTTTTGTCTACTTTCTTTATCTTGGCTCGTATCAATACCAACTCTAATAGCTTTTTCTTAAGAATTGTCTGTTTTGGCTTCGTTGTCATCTGTTGTTGGGTTATCATCTAAAATACTTATCATCCAAGCGTCTTGTATCTTTAACTGTCTGCGTACCTGTTTGAGTGTCATATCCTCTCGCTCAGTAGCTGTGTAATAAAATCTATAATGTATCATCTGGTTTATAATAAAAATTATAAAATTTAATCATTTGTATTATTGGATATTTACAATCTGACCTTAGATTTTCCAAATATATATCTAATTCTGTCATTGTCATATTACTTAGTGATAGTTCTGTTTCTTTTCGTGTATTATATTTTTTAATTCAGCTCATCATTTACATAAAGTAATAAAACATCATTAGGTATTCGTCAGATATATTCTCATATCTTTACCTGTACCCACTCTTTACTATGTTGTAGTATTTCCATTTCAGAATTTGTTTCTAAATAAAAGTAGTTGTTGCTTAGCCTTCTCTTTTTGTTCGTCTGTCATTGGTATCACTTCTTTTTTTATCTCTATGGGTTTAGCTACCTCTCTACTATTTATCTTCGCTATTCATTTTTGATTAAACCAATTCAATATAGTATGATAGTGGCTCTTGTATTTCTCTCATTTGCTTCCTATATAATCGTTTAAGCGTTGTATTATATTCAAGACGTTCTTTGTACCATACCACTCTATAAGCGTATCGTATTCTACTCTTGTTAGTAGTACGAACTCTAAATACTTTATCTTAGGTTGTTCCTCTTTTTTAGCTTCCTTTTTCTCTTTTACGATAGATAATCTTTGATATAGTCGCTCTTTGAAATTTATTGTATCTTGTTTTCCTATTGTTCGTTCATCATATTCTTGTAGTACGTTCTTTGTTATTAGGTACTTACTAGCCATTAGTATCTACATAAAGGATAAAAATGTGTATTTGTGTGTATATTATATTTTTGTTGTATTATTATTCAAGAGTAAAAAATCTTTTATTTTCTCTTGCATTTGTGTTTTATTTGTTTATATTCAATCCCGATATATGTTGTGGTTGGCAACTTGACCTGCATATATTGCTAGTGAAACCGATAACCACCCGACGCATATGCGTATGTTGTTATGGTCTACCTTGATAGCTACAAGGAAACTATGCTACCCTTAATCATTTTGTATGTCATTGACTTATGTCGGTGCGTGTGTTTCTTGTTATTCAAAAAAAAGATATGCACATACAACTTGTTTAAGAGCTAGTTCTACCTCCTCCCTTCCCTCTGCATATGTGTATATTGTTATCGTCTTATCTATCTTTATTGTATATTGCATAGAAATATATATTAAATATAAAACACACACAAAGACTTTATTTTGGCTTGACTTTGAAAGGCAAATCACTATATTTAACAAGCCAACCAACATATGAAAATATGTTAAACACAACATAGAAAGCCCGTTTATTCGGGTTTTTTCTTTAATCCAAGAAAAACAAAAACAATATCACAAATATAAATATACTCATTTTCATAATCAGAGAATAAAGACTAGTCAATATTAGCACCTCATCAGATACATAGTAAAATATAAATAACAAGTCAAACTATTCAGAACATAGAGAATATCCAAGCTCAAATAATAACAAGTACCCGAATAACAAGTGCATAAAGTATACATCAAAGCATTTTATTATTTTTTAATAGATAAAATAGATTGTTTTATACATTTATTACATATTGTTTTTGTTGGTTTTTTTCATTTATATTGTTCTTTTCATACATCAATACATTTTCAACACCACATACATTTTGTTCTCCATCTGATAATTTTTTTCATTTTCAAAAAAAGGTAATAAGATAAAAAGTACTAAAATATACGAAAAAGAAGCATAGTAATAAGTATTGAAGCAATAAGAATAATAACTTCTATTGTGTTCATTTGTAGGGTAATAGAATAAAATTAGCAATTATCAACGATATTCTGTCTAAACTCTTGTAATACTGCAATAGCTATTTGGTCTATTGATGTTCATATAGTGTTTTTCTCTGTTTCTTTATACCTGTATATCTCATTATCTATACACAAGAGTACAAAATCTTTTGCGGTTGTTTCCATTTTCTTTATGGGTTAAGGTTAAAAAATTATATATTACATCTTTATGGTAAATTCTCATATTTTCTTTTTCCCAGTTTTTCTATATAGCTTAAAAATATTTAATCAAGTATCATATTTTTTTGTTTCTATTCTAAATAATCATTTTATACTATCTAAAAACCATTTATCAATTTTCTCTGTATATAATTTTACCATATCATATTTTACTACATTTTGTTTGTGTAGGTATAACACATTTCTAATAATTTCTATTTGCATTTTGCTTAATTTCTGTTTATTTCTTTTTGTATTATTTTCTATATCATACATTATATCATCTATTTTCATTTGTTTTATTTAATAATTAAAAATCGTATTGTAGGGTATATAATACTTCAACATAATCGACCGTACCAAAATGTATCTGGTAAAAATGTATGAAGTATCAAATAAATAACAACTGATATAAATATAACCAATAACCATTTTAAAAACATCATCTTATTTTTTATAATAAATAAAACCACAACTATTACATTGTTCTGCTGTGTGTTCTTTGTTTATTGTTCTATTCACACACAAACAAGTTGTTAGTTTATATATTTCTTTAACATAGCCACATTTAACACAAAAGCGTATACTCTTATTATTTGTTTGCTCTTTTAATATGTATGTGTGTGTTTCACACTCTTTTTCTTTTCGTGGGTTTATTATTCATAACGATACAAATAGATTTCTTATATGTTTGTTCATTCCCATAATGTAATATATAAAAAATTAAATAATTCTTATTGGTATTCCTGCCTCTTGTAGTTTTTCTTTTTTATCTATCATATATTGATTATCGTTTTGTATATCCTCTAATAAAGAGGTAATATTGATTTTATCAATAATGATATTAGCATTTTTTTGTACCGTTTCACATTCTATTGATTCTGTCATTTGGTTGGTTGGGTAAATAATAAAAGGGGTATATATAGCGAACAGCCATCAGGAATGGGTTTTTTGTTTTTTCTTTTGTGTTTCGTGGTCTATTTCTTGGCTTGTCTTGATACCATATGCACAATATAAACGATGTAAATACTTTGAGTGATACAAATGTGCACCTAGTCAAAATATAATCGTTTTGAGTGTATAAGATAACGATACAAAGCTAATTTATACAATTTGTAAATCTATCAAGTCTTGGATATCAAGCAAATCTAAATCAATAACCTGTAAAAGTTCTTTTTCTGTCATTTTTGTTTATGTAATAGGATAAAAAATACAAAATCTAAATTGTGGGACAGTATACGCTACCGTCAAGCATTTACTAATCTCAGTATTTTAACATTATCAATTGACTATAATTTCACATAATGAATAAATGTGGTTTAAGTGGTAATTGTAAGTCCATAAATACCTTTTCTATTTCCTTGTCATCAAGTCAATTAAGCCTCAGTTGTTGTAGATTACGCATTATTGATACTAACTGTTGTTTTAATTCAGAATTATTGATTTTTTTAATTAAAAGCGTAGTTTCCATAGGTAAAAAAAGAAAAAAAGAAAAAAATAAAAATTTATTTATTGAGTCGTTCTAAGCTAGTACATACTAAAAATTTCCGTACCTTTCATTTTGTTTTGAATATATGCAAGTCAAGTCGTACTGGTCAACACTCAATAAACTTTTTAGCTTCTTTCATTGTTTTGAATTTTTTCATAATTCAATGGGTTTAAAAAAATAAAAAGGTCATAAAGACGGTATACGCTACCGTCAAGCGTTTTTAGTCTAAGGCGTCAATTTCCTTTTCTAATTCTGTCAAAAATTCTCAATAATCTGTTGCATTATTATCACTAGCCAAAATACTTGCTAATGTTTCACTATTTAGACTTTTTAACTCATATCACATATTATCAGCAAGTCATAAGCTTTCTATCAAACTATTATCATTTTCAGCAAGGTACTCAATAGCACTAGCGTAATATATAATCTCTGTATTGGTTATATCTCCGTCATCATTAGCATTTGCAAATAAATCAATAATATCTTGTGTGTCATAACAAGCTAGTAAATCATCATCAGACACATAATTCAATAAAAAATCATTGAAATCATAGTTTTTTTCTAGTTTTTGGACAATTTCCTTTACTTGTAATAATTTTGAGTTTTTCATAATGTAATAAGAAAAAAAATAAAAAGATATTAAGATTTTCTAGTCAATACATACAATGCAAGGACTATAAAAACAAAAGATACTAACTGATAGAAGTGGTCTGGCTTGTAAACAATTACGAACAGTAAAGCAATACAAGCGATAATGATGAATAGCTTCATAATATAAAACGTAGTGGCTAAAAATAAGGAATAATAAGTGGCTTGCTATGGTACTAATAAGCACCTGAGAGCATAGCGACTAACCGCACCGCTTATAGTGTAGTACAAGCGGTGAAATAGTGGCTATCTTTCGTTCTCAATTCGTTCCTCAATGGCTTCTATAAAATAATATAGCTTTCTTGGTGGTAGGTCGCAATAATTCAATATAACATCTTTTAGTTCCTTTCTTCTTCTCTTTGCTACTTGTTTAGCAATTTGTTCCATAGACTTTCCGTTTAGTGTAATCATAGTGTAAATGTATAAGGGATAAAAATACAAAGTTTATAGGTACAATACCTATATAAGAGTATACCATATTGCTACGGTATACAATATATAGAGATTAGTCTACTTCATAGCCAAATATCTTATATGAACCAACGCTCTCATCGTCAATGGCGTTGTGTAAATATACATCATCGTGATAACGCTCTGCATACTTGTTGTTGTCCCTGATGACGTCTAGTGCTAATGATGCTTTGCGATAGCTTGAATAGTAGAGTTCCGAATGTTGTTCTACTCATTGAATAAAACAACGTATAACGTAAATGTGTTTCATAATATAAATTGATAAGATAATAAAACCTGATGACGTATTGAGTATACTCAAATAAATTGATATTGCAAGAGAAAATGATAAAAAAGTATAACAAAGTATAAGTATAGCAAGCACAAGCCAAAACTATCTACTGTACATATATGGTATAGTATGTATAATAATAGAAAAAGACCACAAACTAACATATACTATATAAGTAGCACAAAGACACAAAGAAAGTATTGTGCAAGGTATAAAATAAATATAAAAAAGATATATACAAATAGACAAACAAAACAAAACACAAAACAACGATACAAAACAATATACAAAATGTAGTAGTTATAAAAATAAAAAAGATTAGTTAAAAGTCATACTACCTACTCATATAATACATAATACTATAACATACTACACTATATTGCACCCAATACATACAAGCCAGTGTATCAACGTAGCACTCATACACGCGAACACGTGCCCCCAAAGCACGTTGTATGGCGCATAGCAACACAACACAAGGCACAAAGCACAAGCAAGGCACATAAAGCGTGCAATGGTGCAGACAAAGCCAAAGAAAACAAGACGGGTAGGGGGTATCCCGCCAGTTGGGTACGGGGTGTTTATGTGTACTCCTCTCTGCGGGGGCTTCAATGCCATAGACCACTTGGGACACTATATGGGGCATAGAGAATATTACAATAATCTCTTGACTTGGGACACTATATGGATATACTCCCAATATGAAATGTTGAGATGGGCAAGAGTATAAGGGTACTGGGCGTAAAGAGTTTAAGATTATGCCTAGAAGAACGTGACGAGAGATGTTAAATCTTTTGGAGATATTGATATGAAAGAAAAGAAAGACTATAAGGAACGAATTTAGTTTAAGAAAATGGGATGTCACGAAGTATGATGATGTGGTAAAATACATAAAGACAAAATACGAGAATAAATCTGTAGACGAAGAAGTAACTATGGATGAGTTGGTGGAGATGGAAAAACAAGAGATATGATTAGCATCAGAACAGATGTGACCCAAATTAACACCAGCACAGCAATTTATGGTGGATATTGAAAGAAAAGCGAATGAGAAATTAGCGATAAAGAAAGAGGTAGTAGAAACACCAACTATTATAAATGGTGTTTATGCGCCTAAAACAGATAAATATTGATTTTTTGAAGAGTAGTTTATACTTTGCACAATATTTTTAATTTCTTAATAAAAACAATGGATAAGATTAGGGTAATGTTGGGTGAGATAATGGCTCACTTAGAGGAGAGAGAGGTGGTACAGACAGGGGAGTTGATTGATATGTTTAAGTTAGTGGTTAAAGAGGTGAACGATTTAGATTACAAGACGAGAGAGGTGAATAAGACAAGGGTGTATCAATTAAGGGAAGAATATTTTGTTATGGCTGGAAATAAACCGTTTTCTGGATGGAGTGAGAGCGTATTGGAGTTAAAAGTAGCAGAATTAAAACAAAAGAATTTGACTAGTGATGCTTCACTTCGTAACAAAAAGATATAGATGGTGGAAGAATGAGAAGTTATAGAAGATAAGACCAAGAACACACATACTTGACCTAGAGACCTATATGACTGAGATGATGAGAGGGCTAAGAAACTTAAGCTGACTAAGGTGCAGTATGATTTTGTACAGAGTTATTTAGCTACAGGGAACGCTACACAGGCATTAAGAGACGCTAAATGATGAGATATTGGCGAGTACGGAGTCCAACAGGCAGCACAGATGAAGAACAACACGAGAATTAATCTATACATTCAGGATACCGCACTTGAATGCTCTCAAATTCAATTTGAACAGATAATCAAAAATCCCAAAGCACCTTTTAGTGTAAGAAATGACGCTATCAAAGACCGTCTCACGAGGGCTTGAGTCTGAGTACAGAAAGAGGAAGAGAAAGGGAATATGTTTGTTGGGAATATGACTATAACTATTGAGTAGTAGCTTTATTTATTAATAATGTATTATGGAAGAAAGATTATTAGTTAAGTTAGCTAATATGAGCAACTTATGAATAACTATGTATCAGATGTCCGATAGTGAATATACTGAGCTTAAGGCAAATATGTTATTTACTGGTTCTATTATAGATGAAAAGAAGGTAATAGAATGAAACTGATATGTTGGAAGGGTGTTTGACGTAGAGCTTTATCATAATAAGAAATAGTTATGGATAATATACAAGTATTATTTAATATATGAGATATTGTAGAACATAGCTTCAACGAGAAGAAGTTTAAGATTGTATGATACGAATATATACCACCAACACTAAGATACATATGTTTACAGTCAGATAGTACTGAATTTTCCTATATGAAAGAATGTGAACTTAAACATAATACAAAAAGGAATATATGATTTATACTTAATAAATAGATATGGAGTGATTTAATCTACAATTTAAGGCTTCTCCTAAGCAAGCATTAGCATTGAGCTATCTTATGGATAATGTGACCAGTGAATTGGGGTATGGTGGTGGTGCAGCCTGAGGGAAATCGTACCTTTGAGTGGTATGGCTATGGATGACGGCTCAGAAATATCCTTGAGTGAGGTTGTTTATAGGGCGTAGGGAACTTTCTAATGTTATAAAGACAACATTAAATACTTATTATAAGTTTTGACAAGATTATTCTATACCATTACCACTAATGGGTAGATTAGATAAAAAGTATAATATTATAAAGTTTCTTAATGGTTCAGAGATTATGCTATTAGATTGTGCGTTTCAGCCATCAGACCCATTATATAGTAGATTTGGGTCACTAGAACTTACACAGGGGTTTATAGATGAGTCTAATGAGGTAGAATTTTCTGCTATAAACATCTTACAGACAAGGATAGGTAGACAAAAGAACCAAGAATATTGACTTAAAGCTAAATTATTAGAAACATTTAATCCAGACCAATGACACGTTAAAGAAAGATACCGAGTACCGTTCAAAAACAAGACGCTACCACCACATAGGATGTTTATCCCAGCGTTAGTTGGTGATAATCCTAGAGTAGACCCAGCATATATTACACAATTAGAGAACTCTGATGAGATAACAAGACAAAGACTACTGTTTGGTAACTTTGATTGGGCTAGTGATGAGGGGAAGGTGTTTATGTTTGACGAAATCAGTGACCTATTTAGGAATAATATAGAGAAGAAGAGCGATATTACTTATATATCTTGTGATGTTGCTAGACTTGGTAACGATAAGGCTGTTATATGAGTATGGAAGGGTATGGAATGTATCAAGATAATCAGTTATGCTAGATGTACTATAGATGATTTAGGGAATAAGATTAAAGGATTAGAGGATAATTATGGGGTATCTAGGAGAAATATAGTTGTAGATAGTGACTGAGTTGGTGGGGGATTGGCTGATATACTTAGATGATGTACCCAATTCGTTAATAATGCCTCTCCTATAAAGTTTGAGCAAGAAAAAAAGTGATTTGTATTAAAAAACTTTGCTAATCTTAAGACCCAGTGCTATTTTAAGCTTAAAGAGTTCTTAGAGAGGAGAGATATAAGGGTATTTGCTGATTGAGAGATAAAAGACCACTTAAGCCAAGAATTAGAGAATATCTATATTAAGACTACTGATAAAGACTCTAAAATAGCTATAGAGGGTAAAGAAGAGCTAAGGAAAAGAATAAATAGGTCATCTGATTACGCTGATATGGTGATGATGAGGATGATATATATAGTAAGGGAGCTAGAACAGCATCAAGACACCTATACTGGCGTATCTGAGATAGATTTTGACTCAATATTGTACTAATATACACAGATAATATATAATCTCACAATAAGTAAATGGGTCAATAAGATATACCCATTTATTTTTTGTTTCATTTCCATATGTGAGATATAGTTATAATTTATCTTATATTACTATATATGTGGAATTTACCAGATACTGATTTACCAAGATTACAAGCACAGGTAGCAAAGGAGTATGCTGAGTGATTGAACTACGTTAGACCTAAAAGGATACAATATAGAGAGAGAGTACAGAAATGGAACAAGCAAAAGAAAGACCCAACCAAGTTAAATATAAATATGATAGCCAATCATATAGATACATTGGTTGCTTCATCATATACAGATGGGTTAACTGTTCAGTTTGCACCTAGAGATGGGTGGATTGGGCAAGAGAAAGCTGATAATCTAAACTTTATGGCAGAGTTTGATAATAATGAAGAAGATTATCAACAAATGTACTATCAAAAGGAACAAGATAGATACTTTTTTGGGGTGGCAATTAGATATAGGTGCTGATGGGACGATACGAGGAAACTCCCACTTTTTGCGGTAATTAATCCACTTTGTTGGATACCTGACCCTGTGCCATCTCAGACAGGTAGTTTTGATTGAAAGAACTACAGATTTATGGGGTTTGAATACACGACCACCATACAAGATATGATAGCGGAATGAAAATATACTAAAGAACAATTAGATAATATTGTTAAAAATTACTTTTCTGCTGAAAACAGACTTAATTGGAACGCATACGCACAAGCATATAACTATAATTATCCTACTACTGTAGAATGATTAAAACATAACTTCTCTGTTGATTTATATTACCATTTCACTTCATACGCACCAGAATGAACTTACGAAGGAAAGAAGTATAAGGTAACCTGTATGGCAGAGGGGTCATCTATTATAGATGTAGAAGAAATTAGACCAGTATTACAAGAAGAAAAGGAGAAACCATCATTGGTACATTTTCCTATTGTACTTAACTACTGGAAACCAAGAAGAAACGACCCATTTGGAGAGTCTGTTTGTGATAAGTTAGACGATTACCAAACAGCCAAATCTATCTTATTTAATCTTAATCTTATTAAGGCTAAAAAAGAGGCGTTAGGTGGAGACTTCATCTGGAACTCAAGATTGATTAAAAATAAACAAGATATACTTAAACCTACTACTTATGGAAGAAATATATTTGTAGATACTACTGAGTCACTAAATAATGTATGAGTTGAGATACCAAGAAGCCAAATTAAGGGAGACTCATTCAATATGATACAAGCGTTAGATAATGAAGCTAGACTTAATACCAATATCGATATGCAACAGATGGGTATTAATAGTAACTGAGATACTACTGCAACAGAAGCACAAATACTACAAGCAAATAATAATGTAATCTGATTACTTAATAATAAGATTAACTCAGTATGAGATAAACACTTCCGATTTGAACGATGGAGAAGTTATCAAGAGTTCTTTAGTCCTAAAGATAAAAAGAATTTAACAGTCAACTCTAACTTTGAATTTAAGTCACTAGCTATCACTAAAGATGATTTCCCAACCACACAGATACCATTTGTTGTTGTTGGTACTATAGGAGAGATAGACTGAAAGAAACAACAAGAAAGACAGTTCCGAGATAAATCACTATCATTACTATTACAAGACCCAAATACACCAGAAGTAAGTAAACTAATAGCTAAGAGGATGTGGATGAGATGTAATAGGAAAACACCAAACGAGATTAATGTACTTTGCCCATTATTACCAGCAGAAAAGAAAGCATATGAATATATGGGTATGGTTAATCTTAATGTTGTACCTAAATCTATATTCAGTAATCCACCTGAGATGTTCCAAACATTCTGGATATATATTCAAAAGGCAGAAGGTACTGTGGCTAAAGATACCGTATTGGAGTCATTATCACTCGCTATGAGCAAACTACCAGCTTGATGAATGCAAGCAGCTCCTACACCACAAAACTTCAATGAGACCGCCAATTCAACAAACAATATAGCTATGTCGCAAGCAATACAATGAACCAATAACAAAACACCAAGTAGGATGGACAATGTCCCACAATAATCTTTTTATTATTTAATCCTCGTAAATGAATACCAAAGAAATTATGTCATCATTACTAAGTACAGAAAAATGGGCTACCTTTCAAGAAGAACGACTACAAGAATGGTTAGATATGGAGAAAGAGATAGGAAAGATGTTTGTATGAAAAAAGAAGTTTAGTTTACAAGACCTATACAAATCACAAAGAGACTTTATTATAGAATTTACTAAGAAATTTAATATCGCTCTTGAGTGAGTAACAGGACAAGCAGAATTGAACGCAGAATTGGAGTCAGACCTACAAGAACATAGAAACGCTATTAATACTGATATGATGAATGATTTTGAGAACCCCATATCAGAACACGATTTGCTAAGAAAAAGAATGCAATATATCAAACACTTCTTAGAGATGCCAGTCAAAGCTATTGAGAAAGCTGAGAAAGAAGAGGCAGAACACGCAACACCGATGGGTGATGAAATCAATACTCCTGCTGAGGATACTACATTTATAGAATAGCCCTTCCTTCGGGTTATTACGTAAATCTATTGTTGTTCTCCGCCCCAGTATAAGGCATATTTTATACTCTTATTTACAACACAATGGATGAAAACCAATTTGCTGATGACAACAGCACGCAAAATGTCAATGATGACGGTGATGATGTAAACGTAACAACAGAGCCACAGAAACCATCTGGGTCAGCCGTTAAACTCCTTAAACAGAGAAACGATGCCAGAGCAAAACTACAGGAAATGGAAAAGACTCACGTTCCTATGGATGAGGTAGCCAAAATGAAAGAGCAAATGTCCAAACTAGAAGAAATGATAGTTGGCAAGACACTCCAAGATGAAGTTACCAAAGAGAAGTCTAAGTTCTTTGAAACAACACCTAAAGCCAAAGAATTTGAAACGGATATTGACAAGTTAATGTCAGAGAATGACTTAACTGCCGAGCAAGCATTTAGGTTAGTA